CCTTTACCGAAGGTCGCTCACCCTTTACCAGTCGCCCTTATTTAAGGGGCACTGGCACCCATCCAGTACGAATAGTACTGGATACCCTACTCACATACCCCGAAGCCCAGAAGACCTCGGGTGAAGGGTCCTCCAAAAAGAATTGGAGGAGTGAATAGGGGGAGTCCCTCCTAACTTTTCTCTGTTTGGTTGAAACAACCAGACCACGATACTCCTGGCGATGTAAGTGGCGATTAAATCGTTGCTTACACCCAGGGGGAATACCGTGAAAGAGAAAACTTAGACAGCTTAATCCTTGAGTCCTTACCGGCGAAGTCGCGAGACTCCGTGGGAAGAGGCCATACAAGGAGCTATCCATCAACCTGGTTAGGGCCCAAAGGCCCTTTGAATAAGCATTATTTCTAATGTCTATCCAAGAGGTTGTAGATGCTGCTGTTGGGGCTAGCTCATTGGAGTGGAGATATAAGGGAGTAACATTATTCCCTTTATATGCATCCATCCCACATGATTCACGAAAGTGACCCATGTGATGCGTCTTAGACGCATTGACTTTTAGACCAAGGTCTAAAAGGAGGTGAGCTAGTACAGGGACGTCCTGTGACGGCACAATAATGTCGTCACCAAAGACACGGACTTTTCTAGCAGCTGTGTATATAGCCTTCAAATTGACTTTACGGTCAACCCCCTTGCGGGGATAGGGGCTATAACCAGACTCATAGAGTCTCACAGAAATTGCAGCTATGGCGTAAACCATAGACTGTACAGGAAAAGTATAAGCACATCCCTGGCACGCCATCTTCCTTAACTTAATAAGGGAGAAGGCACCAGATCCCGTTCCATCAACACAATAGATGGAGCGAGTAGCGTTGATCATATTTAGGAGATCTCTCGACTTCCTAAATACGCGCTCAATAGTCCAAAGAGTTAGACGATCGCTAGCTGATGATAAATCAACAGTAGCGAATTCTCCAGTCCGAGAGGACTCGAGTGTCTTTACTCTAGAGGGTTCTTGAGAGCGAAAGTCAATGCAGGTGCGCAATGGTTTAGGGTTATTAGCCCTAAGCCACCCAAGTACTGCCTGCTGGCAATACTGGAGAGCCGTTGGTTCTGAAGCAATGAGCCTAGGACTCTTAAGAGTCTTAGGAACAGCCAGCAACTTTGCTGGTATCTCATTGACAGGAGGCTGGTCAAGCTCAAAGAGCTCGTTGGGTTGCCCAAAGAATCGAAAAGGAAAAACCTTCTCGAGCCTTTGGGGCCAAGTCGGAAAGTTATACTTATCCGAACCAGACTTCATATCAGAAACGGCCCCAGGACCGTGTCTTGGGATAAGGTCTTCCCATCTAGCCTGTGGCAACATGCTCGCGATAATATCGCTTACAAGTTGCGTTAGGTCTAGAAGGACCCGTGGAGTTCTTACGAACTCGCGGAGTCCTGGATGACCCTCTCGGAGATCGGACAGAGAGAGGGGTTCTCGGCTTGACACGCAAGTGTCATCCCGGTCCCCCCAACCACTCCAACGCCCAGAAGGGCAGTTAGAATGTACCTCAATGTCCACAAAATCCGAAACAGCTTGTTGGACAGCTTCATCGCTGCACTCCAAGTTGATCTTCTTGAACAGGTAGAAAATCTGCCTGGTCGCGAAGACTAAGTCGGATTCTAGGTTATCTCTGAGTATCCCACTCTCATCGAACGACAAGAGGATGAGGTCACCGAATAACTTCGGCCACCCATCGCCCCTGCGACCAAAAGACTTGGGAGCAGAGCACTTGTCGAGATAGCCAGAGGAAAGGCCCTTATCATAAAGTTTCCCAAATTCGGGAAAATCGATGAATAAGATACCCGGACCCCTGGTTTCGATGATTGTCTCTAAACGGGAAAGGTCCCGTTCAAAGAAGGTCATACGTCCAGGTACAATAAAGCATACATCAGAGATGCATGCCTTAAGTGCCTCGAGGTAAGCCACAACGGATCTTTTCATGTTAGCAGTTCCTTTACTGGTAACATATCCGGTCGGCTACTAGAG